CAAGAGCTTTTCCTCCAGAAGTAGTCCAAGGGTCACCAAACATAGCATTCATCTTTTGTCTTAATTGATTAGTGAATACTAAGGTAATTTTTTGCCTACCAATTAGATTGGTAATCTTTCTCATCGCCTTTGAGATAATAATAGCTTTATCAGTAGCATATCCATCTTTACCATAATCAGCTGCCAACTCATTCTTAGTTGACGCTGCTGCAACGGAATCTACTACAATTGTAACTAATTTATCCTTTTGTGTGGTTCTTACTTTTTCAATGATTGTTTCGGTAAATTCGAAAATTTGTTCTACTGAATCAGCTGATACATAAAGTAGTTTTCCTACATCTACACCAATTGCTTCTAAAAATTCTCTACTTACTGCAGTTTCTGTATCAATAAGAACTGCTACACCACCTTGCTTTTGTGTTTCAGCAAGGAGGTGAGCAGATACTAATGATTTTCCACTTTGTTCTAAACCAGTGACTTCGGTAATTCTTCCAACAGGAAGTCCACCATAAGGGCGATTCGAAATGGCAACATCCAACATAGCACATCCAGTTGATATCCATCCATCCACATTTGTGGGTGCATCATCCTCTCCTAAGAAGAAGGCAACCTTTTGGTCTTTGTTTGTTTTGTTTAGCTCGGAAGCCAATTCCGCAGCTAAATCCATTTCTTTTTTTGCCATAATTGTAACTTGTTATTATTATCCGTTGAATAAATCATCAAATGCCGATGCGACATCATCCATTTTCTTTTTAGTTTCAGTACTTACCGAGTTTGAAGGTGCTGCTGCTACTGCAGGAGTTGCTTCAGTTTTCGGTGCTGATGGAGTTGAAAGTGTTTGTTGAGAAACACTCTCTGTACTTTCTTCAGCAGTAGGATTTAACCATCCTTCTAATACTGATTTTAATTCATCATAAGATAATTCTGAATAGATGTCAGTAATATTAGTTTGATTCTCCATAAAGTTAGTTTGTACTGAACTATCTTCAGATAATGGAGTCTGATTTGGTTTTACACGAACAGTAGTTACAGGATAAGAAGTTCCTGCGTCATCTGCTGATGTATACTCGATAGTAATATCTCTACCACTTGTTGGGTCAGTAATATCACCATAATCAGGGTCTGCGATATATCCTAATAATTCTTGGTAAACAGTTTTACCGAATCCCCAAAATCTTACACCTTCATTCTCTTCACCTCTTACGATGACAGGAACGAATGTTCTTAATTTTGGTTCCATTTTTTTCGCTGCTTTCCAATCTTCTTTATCACCCATTCTTTTCAACTTTTCAGCAAACTCAACGATTGGGTCTGGTCTTCCAAATGAACTTGGAGACAAGTACGTTTTGTTGTTGATGTTGTAATGGAAAAATAGTTCGATGAAAGGATTTTCAGGAGAAAATGTATAAGGAACGATTCTTACTTGATGTTTACCTGGAGTAGGTTTCCACAAATTATCTTTGCGGTTTGAAGTGTTTTGTAGTTTGTTCAGTCTACCTCTGATTGCATTCAAATCTAGTGCCATAATTTTAAGTTTTAATGTTTATAATTTATTATTTAGGTTTTATTTTGGTGTCTTTCCTACACCTTATATAAATATCAAAAAACCCAATTTTAAGAGGGTCTATCTCCATTTATTTATACAAATATACGAAAAGTTTTTAACAATTCCAAATGTTTTGTAATTTTTTTTTCGGAGGTGTATTTCTTCATATATTGTCACAAATATAAGACAAATTTATGACAATTCCAAATTTTTTGATTTATTTTTATTAAAATTTTTGATAGCTTGGATAAATTCCGTGTGGTGTAAGTAATTTTCACTATTCTTTTTCCAATACTCTTCTAGTTTTTGATATGCATCAGGACCCATAATGTGAATTCCCTGTGATTTCATAGTGTTATCTAAAACCTTATCTGAAATTAATTTATTACCTGCTAGAATAAAAGACCAAACTGCCCAACCAGCAGAACCATTGTAATTATCAAAATCCCAAGAATTTGGAACTCTATATTCACATAGTTCTAAGATTTTCTTTACCAAATCACCTCGTTTCAAATCGTTTTTTATATATTTCCAAAATGGTGTGTCTTCTCTTTCTACCATATAATGGATTTGAACAAGGTCTCTAAAATCATCTACCATTCTATTAAAACCAGTATTATATGATTTTATATTGGACTCTCTAAGTAAGTTTTCTTTAATGTGTGATAAGTGATGTTGTGTAAAATTAACTAACTGAATAATAGATGAATGAATTGATGTTGCTTCTAATGGTTCTAAGAAGGAAGATGATAATCCTACTGAAAGTACATTCTTTTTCCAAACTTCTTTCAATCTTCCACTATCGAACTTTATATTTCTAAGTGGTGTTATCTTTCTACCAGTAACTTCTTGTAGTTCTTTCAGAGCTTGTTCCTCAGATACAAACTTATCAGAATAACAATATCCACAACCATATCTTTCTTGTGTTGGTATTTGCCACATCCAACCATTTGGCATTGCCCATGCTAAAGTTGATGGTTTAATAATTTCATTTTCATTTATTTCATGAGTATAAACAAGTGCTGAATTTACAGGAAGATAATCTGAATAAGAAACCCATTCATAACCTACTGAATTTATAAGAACTCTATTGAATCCAGTACAATCAATCCAAAAATCGGATTCTATTTCAGTACCATCTGAAAGTTTTACTTTTTGTAATTCACCATTCTGAGGGTTTATGTTGGTATTAGATACTGTACCTTTTTGTAATTTTATTCCATTTTTTAATGCAACTTTTTTGAAGTATTCTCCAACTTTATGTGCATCAAAATGATAAGCATACCCCTCATCACCAACAGTTCCATCTTTTGAAAATGCAGATAAATTATTGTCCCACAAAACTCTGTTAAAAGTCCCATATGAAGCATCTTTATATTTTTTAGAAATACAAAAATCTACATCAATTGGTAGTTCCCATGTTTTTGTTGGTTGTATTGGTTCAAAATAAGAATCACCTATACCATTCCAATCTTTACACTCAATACCTAACTTAAAAGTAGTACTACATTCTTCAAAAAAAGTTTGTTCACTTAATCCTTCTAAATCTTTTAGTGTATTTATGAGTGCGAGAGCCATAGCACCAGTTGAACCTTCACCCGCACCTATGATTGGAATGTCTTCACTTTCTACTACTGTAATATCGTATAAGGGATTTTTTTCATCTCTCCTATTGATGTTGGCAAGGAATAGTGAAGATAACCAACCTGCGGTTCCTCCACCTACTATAACAATTTTCATTCTATATAATTTCTAAATAATAACTTTTAATTTCTTCTTTTACTGATTCATACTCTACTTGAGTAATGATTTGAGGGGCAGATGAACCACTCATTGAACTTGTTAAAAATCCCTCTTTTATACCTTCATATCGTGAGGAATCATTTATACTTGATATTGTAATAGCACTTACTTCAGTACTTCCACTATCATTCGAGTAAGATGAAGTAACTAAACTAGTTATCTGAAGTGTCTCATCAACTAATTTGAAATAATTGTCAAGTGATTTTATGTAATGAGTACTCATTATAAATTATCACTTATATATTGTTTTACCTCAATTTTTTTCTCTTCATATAAAGAAGAACTAATAAGTTCAGCTTCTCCTCTTTCAACATATGAATCAAATTCTTGAATTGGTGTATATGGTGAACCACTATTATCAATACTCATAGCTATACATTTGTTATCACTATTTGTGGTTACACTTATTACTTCATTTGTTCCATCATCAATTTTGAAATATGTATCTGCTGTTTTATAATATCTTGTTGCCATAATTTGTTTTTTGTTTTATATACTAATCTTCATGGAGAAGTATTTGTAATATAAATATTTTCTCCATTATTTGTTGTAAAGTAATCATAGAATCTAAAATCCCTAACTCGTTCTCGGACATTTAATAAGTATCCTCTTTGATTTGAATATATTCTTCTACTAGTAAGTGCCCAAGCAGAACCCCATCCAACATTATTATCAAATAAAACATTGTATCTTCTACCATATGGTTCGTTTCCTATCCATCTTAAATTTGTAGTTCCCCACTGCCATCTTTGAGTTATGTATGTGCCTTGCCAATGATAATTTATTACTCTAGTATCTACATCTGCATCTGCTTCTCGTTGATTCAAATAAATTTGTGCGAATGATGCTTGGTGGTGATATCCTCTCCAATCCGAATAAGCATAACCTGAATTGGTTTGACCAACACCAAGTGGATTTCTATCCCTTCGTGTATTAACAGTACCATAATAACCATTTCTAGCATGCCATATAGACATATATGAACGACTCGACCTTCTAAATTCGGTATTTATATCCGAAGCTCTTACAATTCCTGATGTTGTTATAGGCATAACTAAATATAATAAAGGGTTTTGGTTTCTAAATCTATATTACATTCGTGATTATTATTTCTATTAACCACCTCCCACATATCAGTAGGCATATTGGAATCTCGTTCTACTCCACTATCAACAACTTTAAGAATGTCAGTTGGTTCTATCTTTTCCTTTGTAGATTGTATTTGAAACACAATGTGTTCTGGTTCACCTTGAAATGCTGCGTTTACTACTTTCGATAATTCTTGTGCCATATAACCTCATTTTGTTTTACGAAATATCTTTCGATTCTATTAGTGTGTATGTGAAAGAGTTTCCCCATACATCTCTAGCTTTTCTACAAATTTCCATAAATTCGTTGAAATCCGATTCTTTAGATAGTACTTGACAACCAGCAGACCATTTATCAATCTGAGTTGAACCATTTACAAACTTTCCAGCTTTATGAATGTTGATTCCAAATATACCTTCATGTACATTTTCTTCAATCATATCATATTTACCATCTTTGTTATTATCTCTATAAACCTTAACAGGTTTTTGTTGTCTTAGTGCCTCATATTTACCTTGGTGTAATCCAATTTTATGAGAACCTCTGTATTGACCTGGTTTAAGAATTGCTACACCATCTTTGTTCAATAAGTTCTTTTCCCAATGTGAACCAGGGTCAGTTGTTGCTTTATATTCATTATAAATCCACTTTCCATCTGAATCTTTATAAGATATTGTTAAAGTATCATCAAATTTATTTGTTACTTCACCATGTGTATCCGAATTTCTGATACCAACAATGTTAACATCAAATCCTTTATCACTTGTAAAGTATTTATATCCTTTACCCTTTAACGTTTCTTCTATTTGTTCTCTTGTGAATTTTGCCATTTCTTATTTATTTATTTCTGATTAAATTCTATAACCTCAAAGATACGAGTTTGAATACGTTTCGTACCCTCAGTATTTGTAAGTATTATTGAATTTCTAAATTTTTGCCAATCAATGATAAATGTCTTATCTAATACACCACCATTTTCTTCTCTCACTAATTGGTTTAGTGCGTTAATGGTGTATAAAGTATTTGATTCTTTTTTTCTGTGTATTAGTATTGTATCTTCTAAAGGTTGTGGTGGTTTGAACTCCGTATTAATATTATAGGTAACGTAAAGTTCATCTAAGTTTGACTTATTCTGTAAGATATAGATATAGTTATACACTATCACATAAGTCTCTCTAATATCTTGTAGAGTCTTTTGTAACCCATCCTTTGAAGTAAATGTACACAATAATTGTGTTTTCATAAATTTTTTATATATTAATCAATTACCTATAAATATCAAATAATTAATTTGGGGGTAATTAGACTAATGGAAACTTGCCACCACTTGAAATCTTAACAGATTCTACTTTCATACCCAAAAAGTACATAATACTATCAAACATCTTACGACCCATTCTTTTTATAGAATCAAACGCTAATTTGATTCTTTTTAGAATCCCATCTAGTATTTTTTTTGCTTGGTCTTTTATCTTGGATGATACATTTTTAATACCCTTTGATAATTTATTGAAGATTTGAAACTCATTAAGTTGTTCTTCATTTGCTTCATTTAAGAAATTCATACCATAGTCTGATTTTGAAAACTCTTCTACTACAATATCTCTAAATGTTTCTATATCTTCACCTAACATTTGTTTTTTACTCATTTTTTTTGTTCTCAACGCAAGATATGGTTTAGAACCTCCACCACCCGTCTTGAATGATACATAAAATGAGTTAGAGTTTGCAAGTACTTTTGCATCTTCAATTTTTTTCATAGGTAAATGTGCAGTAATTTCTCCACTACCTGGATTAAACTCAATCAATTCATTTGCTACTGCTTTTTTATCAGCAAACTTAGTAGTACCAGTTGCTGCTTCGAAACAAAAACAACTTTTGAAGTAAATATCCTTAAACACTGAAGACATATCCAAATTTATTTCTTTTGCATTTAGTTGGAGTTTTTCCATCTCTGCGATTTGTTTTTCTTGGTCTTTAGTTAGTTGTTCACCACTATCTCTTAATTTTTGAAGTGCAGTGATAGTACCTGATTGACTCATTCTACCCATTTTTTCTTCTAACGTATTTAAGAATGAATCTAATACTTTTGGTTTATTTTGACCAACCATCTGCATTGCCGCATCAAATGTTGCGAGTGCTTCTTCAGGTCCTCCACTCATTAATTGTGAACCACCTGCTTTTTTTAGTGATATTCTTTCATCAGTATCCCCTAAAATGTCGGTTTTAGGTGTTTTATTTGAACCACCCCAATTAGAATTTAATGCAGCAGTAGAAGCACCTAATTGAGATAAATTTTTTGATTTAATTACTTTTCTAAATGAATCAGCAACTTTTTTTGCATCTTCACCATAATCTGACCAAAACTTTTCTGCTCTTTCCCATTCGTAACCTTCATATTTTTCATTAAATGCTACAATAATTAATGATTCCCAATCTTCACCACTTGGCATTGATTTACCAGATTTAAGATGATTAAACATAGTAGAACCATATCCTTTATTATTTGATGCAATTTTGAACTCTTTACCATCTGGAAATTTTAATGTTTTTTCAAAATCACCAGAACCATAATCTGGTTCACCTTCTTTATTTGTTACAATGGTAACTACATCCCCTACTTTTAATTGTTTAGCAAAAGTTACTTTATCTTTTACAACAACTTGATGACCTGGTTTATATTTAGGGTCTAAAATACTTGCTTCTGATATTAGTTCTTCGATTTCATCTTTTTCATCCGAGTCAGTTTCTTCGTTTACTTCAAAAATATTTTGAATTAATTGGTGTTTGATTTCACCCAACCCAAATTCATCCAATACCTCAGAAAAAATATTAATATGAGATGGATTATCAAAATCCAAAACACCTTCTTTAGTTCTGTAAGAAACCTCGGTTATTATATCACTTATTAATTGCTTAAAATAATCCATACTTAAATCTTCCTATATCCTATAAATATTAAAGTTTTGAGTAATCCGTTCCCCAAGTTGCGTTTATAGGAAACCCATTACTTTCTACTATTTCTTTTAGTTTAAGAGCATGTTCTTTAGGAGTATCCAATGGATAAGAAAATAAGAATGAATCATATGTGTATAAACTTAACTCAATGTCGGTTTGTTCAATAAACTCCAACACTTTCCTCATTGTATCCATATTTAACTCAGTTTCAGTTGCTTGTAGTAAATAGTTAAATACTTTTTGTGGATTCAAACCTTCTATCGAACTAAGAGGTATATTTCGATTGTAAGTCGATACATAACCTTTTTTCGATGCCTTACCCCACATTTCATCGATGTACTCTCTAACCTTCTTATAATAAGGAATAGAGTCGAACTCTTCGGGTATACCACCATAAAGGAGTTGGAATGTAATTCCTTTGGATTCTCCATAATCAACACCATATTGGTCTGCCAACCATTGGTGAACCGAAGTATCGGGTAATTCGTAATCAATCAACTTACCAATAATTCGTGGGTGATAAGCATCATAATCCATTTGTAGGAATATATGATTTGGTTTTGGGATAAAAACTTCTCTTGTACCATCTTTTTTGTTTAGTGCAGAAAAGTTAATACCACCAAATCTATTGGAAGGTCTTGATGTAATCGTGTATGGATTGTATTCGGTATAAAGGGTATTATTAGATAAGTGTTTGGTGGCATTTGGGTATCTATCAAAAAATTTTTCACTATCGACCCCAACCCCATATCGTTCAATCTGAGATAAAAGAGGAATCATCGTATTATCAATCCAACTTTTAGGAGATAAATCGGAAGGAGGAATGGTACTACTTATATTATCAACAAATGATTTTAGATATTCACTCCATTTCATTATAGGTGCTATCTTTCCCAAATTATCTCTTACACCCATTCGGGTATAATGTGAGATAAAAGGTTGATTTTGTACCTCATTGGGTATAATTTTACCAACTTCAAAGAAGTAGTAATTGGATATATCAAATATATTTTGAATATTGGTATCGGTTTGTAATAAACCTTTCTTATTCCATACCCATTTGGGTTGTGTTGATGTTGAAAGGTCTAAATGATGGGATTTACCATCAATATGATTATATATAAGAATAAAGTCAATTTTCCCCACCCTTACGAATAAGAACGCAAGTTCATTGTTCATTGGATGTTTATCCAAATCACACCATATAGGAATTACAATAGAAGGATTATTCTCCCACAATTGTAAAAACTCTTCTTTTTCTTTATTACTTTCTACTATAACCATTTGAACTTACAAATATACAAAAATTATTTCAATTATCCAAATAATTCTGACTTTGATTGAATATCATGTGTGTATTCCTTAAAGTTTAATTGCTCGGTTGGATGTATTTCTTGTTGATTTTTGTTGTTTTCTATGGTATTTAAGTAAATAGTGGATTCGAACCCTTCTTTTCTTAAAAAATCAACTTTATCACGAATCCATAATATATTATTCCATAGGGTTTGACCTTCAACTTCATTTTGTTTATCAGTTACTCTACCATCATTATGAATTCTACAATAAGTCAGAGTTCTTTTTATTGCAGTATGTTTTAGACCTAAATAATCTAAACTACCCATAACCTCTAAATCATCTACAAAATTAGAAGTTACATCAAATTTGTCCAATACTTTCAAAATTGATGAAGTTCTCATAACATAAGTGTGATAGATACACATTATATTTGCTTTACTACAATGAACTATTGATGTATAATTTTTTGGTTCTTCATAATGGTTCATTTTGAATCTCCATGGTTTATTCCAAGGATGACCTTCCAAATAACCTTCCCAAATATCTTTTGTTTTTGGTGGTTCTAAAGGAGTCTGAGTAATTACTTTGTTTTTTAATTCATTACCTTCAAAGAAAATAGTTGAACCATATGAAAAATCTAAATCTTTATGTTCTGTGTATGTATTTGATAAATACTCTAATGAGTCTACACTCAGTAAGTCATCATCATCTAATCTAACCATAATTTCTCCTTCTGAAATTTTAGGTGCTATTTTCCAACTTTCTTTGAAATAATAATATGGTTGATTTGATGAAAAAAATAAAATTCTTTTATCTTTATTTTCTTTTTTGAAGTTTTTGTAAATAGAAAATGTTTCAGATAATCCACCATCATCAAAAATCAACACTTCCCAATCTTTATGAGTTTGTAGATGTATTGATGCCAATGCCTCTTTTAAGAATAGAGGTCTTTTATAAGTTCTAACTACAATAGTAACCTTCATTGTTTTATAAATGTATTTTTGCTTATCCAAATATAACAAAAAATATTCAGATTACCAAATTATTTTCGATAAAATTGTAATAAGTTTGGTAAGTAAAGAGACAGTTTAGGCATTTTACCATAAACAATTTTAATAGATTCTTTATTTGAATACTTAACTTCCTCTACGTTTCCCCTTACTCTCCAATCAATAGATACTAAAAGGTAGTAAGAAAGGTTTGAATATGAAGAGTACTGAACTTGACTAACTTCAAAAATTTGAGAATCCTTATCGTTTGCTTTTTGTACAAAGTATCTTTTTATATATCCCTTATTATAATCACCGTCTGTTGGATTAGGTAAATGAGTTTTTATAGAAGGAACACCTACTGATTTTTTTTGTTTTTTTAATAATATGTTATATCTTAATAAACTCATCTTATTGTGTTTGTCTATATAATCCTTGTACTCTTGTTTTCCAAGTCATACCAGTTATAGTATGTGTTAATTCATTTATTTGAAATAACCCATTGTTTCTATATTTTTTTGGAATACCTATGATATTAAAAGTATCTCCTCGTTGAAGACCACTATTCCCTAAAATAGTAAATGAATATTTAATTGGAAGAGGATGTGATAATCTGTCCTTTGGTAGAGCTAGTTTTTTCTTTTTTAGAATATCTAAAAAGTTAGTATCATTCAAACAATATATTCTAAAAGATTTTCTAAACAAATCTTCAGAACCATCTGTGGTTGGTGGACTTATTAATAACTCAGCTAGTGACTTATCCTCCACATTTATTTCACTTTTTAATTCTGGATTTGGTAATATTTCTATTTTTTTTATATTTTCTTCTATTGCCGATATTTTTTCATCTATCTTCTGATTAGTTAATTCCTTTTCGGCATTTATCTTTTTTGTATTATCCTCCCTATTAGCAGTATTAACTCTTCCAATCTCAAAAAAGATTTTCTTTCTTTCTTTATTAATTTCATTAGTACTGTTGTAAGTAACACCATTTATTGTAACAGGATATTTCTTACCTGGTTTTTTGGTATACGCTAATAGTTTACTTCTAAGAGCTTCTTTGTTTTCAATTTGTTGATTTCTAGATTTTATATTACTATCTAAATCTGAAATTTCTTTTTCTTTTTCTGCAACAGAACCTTCTTCGATTGAAGTACCTGAGTCTGTATCTTCATCTTCTCCACTTAATTCTACTCCTTTGAAATTTGCTTTTTTCATAAACTTATCCACCCCCTTTGCAAAAAAGGTATTTGTTTTAAGTTCTGGTTGTTGTCCACCAGGAGATATATTAAGTCTTTTAGATATAATTTGATTTGCCATTTCACCTGGTATATCTATATCAAGAGTTGCGTCTAAAAATCTACTTTTTTCTCCATCATGAACAAATGTTCTAACTTTGGTATTGTCAGATTTTCCTATCCAATTTCTATCTATGATGGTAAATGTAATATCACCACCTTTACTTTCACCTTCTACTATTTGAAAGTCCCAAAAACCATTTACAGCAGATGACATTTCATTTAATATGTCTAATATAACTTCTCTTATATTTTTTTGAGATTGTGTTATTTTTTTTTCAAACATATCAGTATTAATATACAGATTTTTCAAATACCCCCAATAATTTTTTGAATCTGATAAAGTTCCTTCATCTAGTTCGAAATTTTGAGTAAAACTAACACCATCAATAGAATTATCAATCGTTTGTGGATTATTGTAATCTAGACCACCATCATTAAATGCTAGTTTAGAAAAATCAGGAATCCTACCTGGTATTATCATAACTTCTTTTTTTGTTGAAAATATAAGAGGGAATGAACCTACTTTTACATTACTGATATCTAATGTTACTTCAACTTCTCGGTCTCCTATCTTAAAGTGAGATAATCCTCCATTTTTATTTAATATATCAATAGCTTTATCAAACTTAATGTATTTTTGAAATGAAAATAATTTTGCTCTATCAATTGTAAAATCTTTTTCTACTCCATCAACCTTAACCTCAACTGTTTCTTCTGCAGAAGTTGAAAAATTTGCAATAGTTGCCCAAAATCCATTTTTAGTATATGAATTTATACTTTTTGAAACAACACTATCAAAGTTAATAAAATCAGTATATTTGAATGTACTTTTTAAGTCTTTAACTGATTTTAATTGTCTTTTTGATGGTAATTCATTATACATGAGAGAGAATCTACGATTTCTTACCATATCATCTGATGTATCTCCATTTTCTGCTTCTTGTTCTAAACTCGATGGAGGATATGGTACAGAAATTTGTTCTGCCAATATATCATCATTCTCTTTATTTTTTTTATAGTTTACTTCATGTGATTGAAAATAAGTTGGTAGTTGTGGTGTTCCTCTAAGTTCTATCGAAACTTCAAAAGATTGACCCCCACCACTTACAGTTCCACCAACTATAAATCCAAGAAAAGAATCATACTGACCATTGGTGGTAGTTTTTTTAGCTATCATACTGGATTGACGGAGATTATCATTTGATGCGGCAGCAACAATTTGGGAAGCTGTTAATGGATTACCATCTGCATCTTTAGTCTTTACTCGTGTAAGTCCTCTTGCTCCATCATTTGTATTCCAACCCCAATCAACAAATAAATGAAAACCAGGTTCCATAAAGTATTGTTGAATTGCTTCTAACTGTTCTAATGAATAACAAGTTAAATTAATTTTACCAGTTCTTGATATTTGGTCTTCTCCTTCAGTGAACTCTAAATTAGTTACTATTGGTGATGGTCTTAAACTTCTACCATTTAATGGATTTATTGGATTACCGTTCCAATCAGTTCCAAGAGTACCACTATATCCTGATTCTTTTTCATTTCCAGCAAATCCATAGATACCACCTTCACCTGCTGCGGCAAATAGTTTAGTGTCTGGATTTGATACCATAATCAATCCATTACCTACACCACTGAATAGTCTAACCCAAATATTTAATTGACTTGCTTTTTGGTTGTCTATTTCAGTAATAGTTTTATATACCTTTTCGTTTATTGTTGATAACTTTGGCCACATTATTCAGTGAAATTATTTAATATTTCAATATAGTTTGTTGGTATTCTAAGAATAGTTCCATCGGTTAATCCAAATGGAGCATTATGTAAATTATTAGCAGATGCAATAATCCACCATAAAGAAGAATCGTTATAGTATTGATTTGCTAATGTATCTAATCTATCACCAGTTTCACTAGCAACATAAATGTCACTATCTCTTAGTGGAATTCTTGGATATATCTTAGAACGATATACGGTCCTACCATCATTTACTTTTTTGGTCTGATTATTTTCGTATCTACTTGCCATTATTACGTTGTTGTTTCGGTTATAGGAATAAATGGATAATATCTATGTCCTTCTAAACTATTTCTTTGTTCTATAAACTTAAATTCAGTTTGAACGTTAACTATTCTTGGTAATTTATAGTTTTCAATAGATACATCACCTTTTAGAGATGCAATCATTGATGAACCATTACCATCTTCACCAGATAAATTTCCAATTTCCCAAGGTGAACCATCATCAATTGTATATGATAAACTACTTAAAAAACCTTCTTTTCTCTTATACATATCCCCAATTGTTAATCTTAAAAATGGAGGTGTAATATATCCTGATTCTCCTTCGTAATCTTGTGGATAAGTAAGTGATGTTAAAAAATTTAATTTATTCCAACAAATTTTGTGTTCTTCTGGATTTAATGAAAATACTTTGAATGAGAAACTTACACTCCTTTCCATACCACTATATGTGTAAAAACTAAATGGATTTCCAATAAACTTAGCAGAGTCCCAAGATGGTGACATAGTTTCAGATAAACCTGAAATGGTTGAAAGAAAGTTAACTGCTTTATTTTGTTTTACTGATTCAAATTTCAAAACTATTGTGTCTAGTTCATCGGGTGTTTTATCATCTTTTTTTGGTTCTTCACCTATAATATAAACACCAGTTTGGTTTATAATATTACCAAACGATGATTCACCATATTTTGATTCTATCTTATTGTAAGTAGAAGTTGTGTTTTTCTTTGTCTTTTCTAAATCACTTATTTTTGAAGTTCTTTTTGGTTTACTAATTTCTTTATTTAAGTCTAATTTAGGAAATGGTATTTTTGCAAGTATTCCACCTTCTTCTTTTCTTTCTTGTTTAGTTTTTTTCGTAAAGATAGGAGTTTCTCTATTTGTACTACTTACAAATTTTTCATAAGTATCTATCTTATCTTGTACGGTAACTTTTATATTACTTTGATAAGTTGTACCAAATGCATCAAGTAAAAGTGGTGCACTAGAATTTATTCTCTTTCCATAATTTTGTGTAGGTTTTGCAAACTTTGCTTCACTAATCGGCATTGATGCCCAATCATATGGGTTTGCTGATGGTTTTCTCCCACCTCCTATTAATTTTTCTCTAAGTAATCCCTTTCCGAATTTTAATGCTTCTCCAATTACTTTTGCTTTTAATTGGTCTGTGTCAGTCAATGAACCCAATCCACCTTTTAGTAATCTACCAAATAATGTACCATTGGCACTATCTTTTATACCACCCAATAATTTTGGATATTGTTTTTGAATATTAGTAGTTCCTTCTAAACTACCTTTTACTGGGTCTGAAAAGTTATTTGCGAATGTAGGTGTTGCTAATGTTGGTATACCCAATGTTTTTGTAGCAAATGTTCTAACTGACTTAAATGCTTTACCAATTGGACCTGATGGAACCAAACCACTTGTTTCGATTTTCATTTCTGCTAAAGGTGCAGTTTCTCTTAAAGTGATTCTACCTAACTCTGCACCATATAATAAAGGTTGTGAAAGTGTTCCTAATACTCTAATACCTGTTGTCTCTTGTTCTAAGACCGTTTCTTGTAAAGTACTACCATTACCACTCCTAAGTTTATTTACTAACTTCATAGTGGTGGCATTAATTACAGGTGAGTTAGATGATAATGGAATCTTATTACCATTTCTCGGAGTAAATGCGTCTTTAGGAGTTTGTCCTGCATAAGGTCCTCTTTGTAATGTACCATTATTAAATAATTCTTCTAAAGTCTGTGCCATCTTATGTTCCTATTGCAAAATTATTCATGGTAGACTTTTCAACTGCTCTACCAATGTTCGAAGTAACCCTTCTTCCATCTAAGTAAGTTTCTTTTTGTTTTTCAACCCCTCGTATTAATCGTTCTGCTTGAGAAGCAGTCATACCACCACCACCCATTGCTCCTGGGGGAGCCATTGTTAGTGCATCATTAGCAGTACCTTGATATAAACCACCTTCTCTTGGGGACATTACAACTGGTCCACCATTTGGATTTATAGAAAGGTCACCAACCGATTTAGCTCTTCCTTTACTAATCGCAGCGAATAAACCAGCAACCATCGCTGCTGCTATTATAGCACCAACAATTGGTAATTTACCTTGACCTTGAAATATACTACTAATTGCCCCAACCATACTTTTTCTATTTGATATAGCTTGTAATATAAGTTCTTTTTTTGCTAGTGCGTATGTTTTTAATTTATTTGCATAAATTACTAACGTTAGAGCAGCAAGACTACCAAAGAAAACTCGTAATGCGTCAGCATTTGAAGTAAGAAAACTCATTACATCTGCAACTGATTGAAGTATTGGTAAGAATATACTACCTACCGATGCTGCAATTGCTGTAAATGTATTTTTCATTTGAGTAAGATTACCTTGCATTTCTTGTTGTGTTGCAAAAGATTGAACTTGGTTTGCTAAATCTTCTTTACTTATATTACTTATATCCAATCCTTGTTTAATTGCTTTATCTGCAATAGTTCGTTGTTCTGATGTTAATGAGTTTAATTTTTCTTGAGCATTTAATTGTTTATTAATTTCTTCAACACTCATACCTGCTGCTTTAGCAAGTTGTTGTTGTGTAAAGTAGTCTTTATCTCTGAACTTACCTCCTCTTTCAAGTTGTTTAAGAACCTCTCGTTGTGCTTCAACCGTTTTACCTGCTGCTGCGAGTGAACGGGCTTGTGTTAAATTAAATTGTCCACCAACGAATGTCGCTGCTACCAACTCATCTCCAATATTTCCTTGGAAGTCTAATAAGTGTTCGGTTGTTGTTGCTACTGATTTAAGATTAGTACCTAATCTTCTTGCTTCTATTGCTGCTTGTGTAAGTGATTCAACATCTCCTTTGAATAAAGTTGATGCAATTTCAGCATTTTCAGCAATATCTTCCATTATTTTGGCAGGAGCAACACCAGCAAGTTTTGCCATTTGAACAACTTGCATTTGAATACTTGCAGCTGTTTCTGAAGAGAAACCTCCGATTTGTTCAAATATACCTTGTACTTTTGCACCAGTTGCAGCAGATACTCCAAAGTTTTTGGAGAGAACCACCATAGAACTAACTACCTCTTTACTTGGTTTTACTATATCACTAAATTCTGACCTAAGTGCACTTACCGAATCAAAGACATCCTTTGCTTCAACACCTAAATTAGAAAAAGAATAAACAAGGTCATTCGCATCAGATTTTAATTCTCCCATTTGAGAATTAGTCATTCCTGTTTCATTTCTGAAACTTTCTGCTGCTTCATCTAACTTAGTAAAAGATGATAAAGTTGCTATGGCAATAGCAGAAATTAATACTAATGGTGCTACTGCACCTGTTAATGCTCCTCCGAACTTTTTAGCACCACCAACCATACTTTGTATAGAATCAGGTAATGCACTAAATAAGTTACTTTGCTCTTGTTTTATTTCAACTAGTCTTTTTTCTTTTTGTCTAAGTAAATCTGTTTGTTTTATAGTATTTTCTGCTAGTTTATATTGTTCTTTTGTTAAAAGATGTTCTTTTGCTTTTAAGTCTCTTAAATCTTTTTGAATTTGGGTCATACCCAATAAATCATCTTGAGCATCTTGTGTTGCTTTAGCTTGAGACATTAAGTTTTTATCAACATCCCCTAAAATACTAAGTCTTTCTTGAACTATATATTTTTGTTCTTTTGCAGATTTTGTTTGAGGGTCTGAATACCTTGCTTCTCTAGCCTTTTCTTTTGCTATTTGTTCGTTAAGCTTAAACAATCCACTACTACTCGATTTTTGACCCTCTAATTGTTTTTGTATATCCCCATTAAGTTTTTTATAATCTCTAAGAAATGAGGAGGTAGATTTTATATAGGCGTTTTCTACACCTAGTCTTTTCTTTACTGTTTTTAACTTTTTTTCTTCACTTTCGAGCAGTTTTTTTTCTTCTGAATTAAGTTTTTGCTTATTTTTAGTAAGTTTCTTAACCAGTTGTTCCTTCTCCTTTTCAATTAGTAGAAGTTTTTGTTGTCTTTCTAGTGAATTTCCGTCCATTTAATAATCCTACTTTACTTCAACACCATATTTCTTAGCGAGTGCCATAAACGTTTTATTACCTTTTATGGATTTAGAATATTTAGCATTTATATCACCAATTTCTTTGTCCAATTTTTGTAAAGTAGGGTCATTTTGAATAATCTTCTTTAGTTCTTCTGGTTTTTTCTTTTTACCAAACAAACCGAAGAACTCATTAATATTTTCTTTTGAAATCTTATATCTTGCCATGATTATATAATTTAGTTATCCGTATATAAATATCGGAATACAAAAAAAGTTAGGATAGAAAGATATTACTTCCTTACCCTAACTTTAGAAGGTGGTTTAGTATTTTTATTTACTTTATCGTATTCTTGTTTTTCCTTTTTCTTTGCTTCTATTAATTTATTGTAGTAGAAGTTTCTAAGGTAGGTTGGCAAACGATAAACATCTGATTGAATAAATCCATTACCATAATGACACAACTCAAATATTTGGTTGTGCATTTGTGCACTATGCGTCTTCCCCAGGCCAAAAAAAGTTGACGCCTAACTGAATAGGCACTTCCTCCCTTTCACCGTCTTCGTGCTCATGGGTATAAACCATATCCATGTCAGGCTGGATTTTCTTGACATAGTTCCTAAATGCTCTACTGTCTCTAACCAACATATTTGATACAAATTTATTAATGAAACCTACATCTTCGTTTCCATCAACAGATTTAATCATATATCTTAATCGAGTAGTAATATCAAAGGATGCATCTTTGTTAAACTTTTCTAATGCTGCGATATCTTTTTCAATTGCTTTCTCATCACCGTGAGTCAACAATTTGAATGTTAACTTATTTTTACCGGTTGGTGTTGTAAATTCATGTTCATTTTTATTATTAAATGAAGATAAATCTACTTCCTTTGTTTTTACTTTACCCAAATTCACTAATCCTTCTACCTCATCATCTAAATGAGTAGAATAAAATTTCATTGGGTATTCAGGTCCATATCCTAATACTCTAGTTGCAAGTATGATAGCATTTTTATCACCAATTGTAATATCATCAAGATTTACATCATCAACTACAATAGATTCAAATAATTTATCTAATACAACACCCTTTTTAATAAGATTCTGAGAAGATAATATGTCCTCTTCTTTGGCAGTCATATACTTTAATGTTACTTTACCAGAAGATAGAGGATTATCTGATGGGTACACTTTACCCTCAGAAGGTAGGTCAATAACTTCCGTTGGGAAGTCAAATTGTTTTTCACTCATAACTTTTATTGTTTAATTGTGTATATAAATATATAAAAATAAAAAAGTCAAAAAAAAAGGAGATATTCTTACGAAAAGAATTTCCCCTTATTAATAGTAGTGGATTAAATTTTTAGTATTCTAATATTGCGTAATCGTATGATAAAGTTAACGAAATATCAGCAGGGTCATTAGATGAAAAATCTAAATCATTGAAGTTTGCAGCAGTTATAAATGCTCCCTTTAACTTCCATTGTTCGATTTTATCTCCAACAGGTCCTAACATATAGAAATCAATATCCTTTTTGTAGAAATCTGCATATCCTTTTCTACCAGTAATTGATTCATACCCTAATCTTACCCATTCCATCACTTGTTGTGCTCCACTTGGAACAATTGGGTCATATAGAGTAATCTCTAAGTCTTGCCATTCACCTTTACCTTGTAATTTTCTGTATGTGTTGATATGGTCTAACTTCACAGTTTCAAAGTTGATAGATGGTCTGTTAGCTGTTTTTATCAAGTAAGATTGAATTCCATCAATCTCCATGATATATCTGTTCTTCATCTTCGGTTCGAAGTTGGTAAAGAACATTTCGTTAAATTCTAATACTTCTGCCATTTTTTTATTTTCTCCTTTATACTAATAAATATTAGTTATTCACTTTTTTATTTTATGCTGAGAAAGATGCTCCAGTTGGTAAGATGTTGAAATCAATTACAATGAATTCAGCGGTCTTAGCAGGTTGTAGGAAAATCTGTCCAGCTAATATGTTTCTATCAACAACATCAGGTGTGTTGTTAGTCTCATCCATAACTACTTTGAACGCGTACAATCCTTGTCTTTGTTGGATACCCTCTAAATAAGGTTGTACGGTGTTTATAAATCTACCTCTTGTTTGTGCTGTATTTTGTTCGAATACTAAGTATCTCGAAGTACTTGCTACAAACTTCTTAACACCAATCAATAATCTTCTTACGTTGATTCTATCTAATGCTGATGCTTTGTCTTGTAGAGTTTTTTGTCCAAATGCTACAATACCTTGTCCAGGGAATGATGCGATTGGATTTACTTTGTTTTCATATAGTGTATCTCTTTCAGAGTGAGTCAGTCTATTCAATACCGATGCTGCACCTGTAATTCCACCTCTATTCAAACCTGCTGGAGCAAACCACTCTGCTGCGATAGCATCGTTTGCTGCGTAAACTGCTGGTAGTAATACTGAAGGTGGTACACTTACTAACTTGTTAGTGTTAGTGTCTACTGTTTTAACCCAAGGATAGTAAGTTCCAACATAGTTAGAGTCTACTGCGTTTGCTTGAGTTGTAATATCGTTTATAGTTGCGTCTGCTTTACCAAAGTCTGAAATATAAAATGCGTCAGACCTTGCTTCAACAACATCAATTGCTTTAGTTACTACCGATGGGTGTAGTTGTCTAACAACACCAGGTGTTACTAACATATTGATATCGTATTCATCTTGGTTAGAAACTGCGTTTAATGCTTTTGAATAAGCAACTGAACCACTTGCGGTTGAAGATGATAAATCTAAACCTTGTGAGTTTCCAGATGTAATATCACTTCCATATTTTTTACTGATTGCTGGAGAACCTCCATCAAATCCACCTTGGAATCCAATTGAGAATTGTCTTTTCACCATATCAGATGAATCAGAACCACTCATTACATAATCAACACCAATTACATTACCATCGAATGCAAATGAAGTGTTTGAACCAGTTTGTGCTCCATTTGGAATTGGATTTAAGTAGTGTCCATTATCATATTTTACACCAGTAGTTTCAAAATCGAAACCAGAGTAATTGATAGGTGAACCTGCTGTGTTACCAAGTGAACCAGATTTGAATACTACTGCTGGTACCCAAAGTGATTGTGCATCAGTTGTAGTTTTAATAGGGTTAGTATATGCTCCATGTGCGAATGGTGCTGCCGATACTGGATATAATCCTTGTTCTTTAACCTCTACTCTAATGTATTTTGAATTATTTACCCAATCACCATATTCAGTAATTTTACCATTAGAATCAATAGTCATAAATCTATCACCGATTCTTCTTGCGATAAAGTTAGGTGATGCGGGGTCTAAGTTTACGTTATTATATGTTTCTAATACTGACTTTCTTTTATCGGTATCAGAAAAACCTCTTACAGTTACAGTGAATGTAGAATAATCAGTTCCACCATCTTCACC